GCAGCCCCTGCTACTCCTGAGGTAGCAGCCCCTGCTACTCCTGAGGTAGCAGCCCCTGCTACTCCTGAGGTAGCAGCCCCTGCTACTCCTGAGGTAGCACGAAATCCCCCACTGAAATCCCCCACTGAACAACATACCCCCCTTACCCCCACCGGGGGCGGCGAGGACGATGAACTGTTTGCTGGGTTTTGGAAGGTCTATCCCCGCAAGGTCGGCAAGGATGCCGCCCGGAAGGCCTTTGCCAAGCGAAAGCCTGATGCTGAGCTACTGGCGAAGATGCTGGCTGCCGTTGCAAGGCAGGCGCAGTCCGAGCAGTGGCGGAAGAAAGACGGGCAGTTCATACCCCACCCCACGACATGGCTCAACCGCGGCCAATGGGAGGACGGGGAGGGCGCGGCGCAGGGTGGTGACAGCGAGAGCCGCCCGCAATGGGCCCTGCAGGCAGGCTTCGAAAACCGCTGGGAGGCCGAGAACGAACGGTGCTTTGCTCACAACGCCCATCTGTTCCGTGACGGACGCCGCATGGAGGTGCCCGCTTGAACGCCGCAGAGATCAGCCAGCGCATGGCCTCCGACGCGGCAGCTATCGCTCAGTACCTGCTGCCCAACGGCAAACGCAAGGCCGGGGAATGGGTCGCCGGCAGCGTGAATGGCGAAGAGGGCCAGTCGCTGTCCGTTCGTCTCACAGGGGCAAAGGCTGGCGTGTGGAAGGACTTCGCCTCAGAAGACGCGGGCGATCTGCTGGACCTGTGGGCCGCCTGCCGTAGCCAGTCCATCGGCGAAGCCATCCGCGAGGCCAAGGAGTACCTGGGCATCCGCGACGTGATGCCCGAGCGCGAGAAGAAGACCTTCAAGCGGCCGGCAAAGCCGCAGTGCCAGGCCGCCAAGGCCGGGGTGAAAGAGTGGCTCAACGGCCGGGGAATCACCGACGAGACCATCACTGCCTTCCGGGTGGCCGAGCAGATCCGCGGCGGCAAGACCTACGCCGTGTTCCCGTACCTGCGCAACGGCGAGCTGGTCAACGTGAAGTACCGCAACATCGCGGAGAAGCGGGACATGCGCCAGGAGGGCGGCGCAGAGCCTTGCCTCTTCGGCTGGCACCTCATCGACCCGAAGGCGCGCACCGTGGCGATTACGGAAGGCGAGATCGATGCGATGACGCTGCACCAGATTGGGATCCCCGCGCTGTCGGTCAATGCTGGCGCTGGCAATCACCAGTGGCTGGAGAACGATTGGGAGCGCCTGGAATGCTTCAGCGAGATCCTGATCTTTTTCGACAGCGATGAGGCTGGCAAGGCCGGGGCGCAGGAGATCGTCCGCCGCCTGGGCCTGGAGCGTTGCAAGCTGGTCACGCTGCCCGAGAAGGACGCGAACGAGTTCCTGCAGAAGGGCGCTTGCGGCGAGGACTTCTGGCACGCCACCAAGGAGGCCAAGACCCTGGACCCCGAGGAGATGCGCCAGGCCAGCGACTTCATCAACCGCGTGAAGTCCATGTTTTATCCGGCCCACGATGACGCGGGCGACCCAGTGCTGCGCCTCGACAAGGATCTGGACTGGTTTGAGTTCCGCTCCGGCGAGGTCACCGTCTGGACGGGCTACAACGGCCACGGCAAGAGCCTGATGCTGTCCCAGGTGCTGCTGGGGCTGATGCAGCAGGGCGATCGCGTGATGGTGTTCTCCGGCGAGATGACACCCGAACGCCAGCTCAAGCGCACCGTCAAGCAGGCGGCGGGCCTGGACCGCCCGAGCATGCCCTACATCGATGCCATCGGGGCCTGGCTGCACGACAAGCAGTGGTTCTTCAACGTGGTGGGCAGCGCAGGCATCGACCGTCTTCTGGCTGTGTTCCTGTACGGCTCCAAGCGTTACGGCATGCGTCACTTCGTGATTGACAGCTTGATGATGACGGACGTCCCAGAGGACGGGCCGGGCAGCATGACGGCTCAGAAAGAGGCCGTCCGCAAGATCTGCGACTTCGCGCGCCGCAATGGCGTGCATGTCCACCTGGTCGCCCACCCCCGCAAGGGTGCGGACGAGTCCAAGGGCCCGGGGAAGCTGGACGTTGCAGGCTCTTCCAAGATCACCGACGGAGCCGACAACGTGTTCACGGTCTGGAGTGCGCGCAAGGACGAGAACGACCCCGACCACGACCCCGACAAGCCCGACGCCAAGCTGGAGCTGCAGAAGCAGCGCAACGGCGACGTGCAGCACTACAGCCAGTACCTCTGGTTCAACAAGGCCGCCCAGCAGTTCGCCACGAACAACCGGCGCCGCGCCATCAGCTATGTCCCATTTTCAACCCAGGAGCCAAGAGATGAATTCGCTGACCAATCCTGAGCGCGCCATCACCAGTCTTGAGAACTGCCATGTGCTCCTGTGGAGCAAGAGCCAGTGCGCGATGCATATCGAGCCAGTCAGCAGCATGCTGACCCATAACCGCCGAGCCTATGTCGAAGACCGACGCATGGACTACGTGCCAATCGCCTTCGGCACCCGAGATCTGTGCAGCGCACTGGCGGAAAAGGTTCGGCAAACCCTCAACAAGCGCCGCGGCTGAGCAGACCCGATTACCCAAGGAAAAGAATGACCATCGAAGCACCAACCAAGCCCGCCGCCGCTGAGCGGCCTACCGTCGCAGAGCGCTTGACCAGCGCCAGCACCAGCAGCGACCTTTCCGTCGATCTGGAAAAGCGCGGAGATGCGGACTACCTGATCGCCGCTGGCATCCAGCGCGCAGGCCTGGGCCGGCTGGTCCAGCAGCTGATCTGCGAATGGGACCGCCGCGAGAAGCCGCGCCCGCTGACCGACGAGCAGCTGCAGCGCGTTGCCGAACAAATGCCCCGCAAGAGCCGGGGCCGACTCGACATGGTGGGCGCCCGCGTGGCCGAAGGCCGGTGGCACATGGAGCGACGCATGGAGATCCTGCGCGGCCTGCCGCAGTACACCCGCCTGGTGGACGCGCACGCCGGCTTCCTGCCCTGGGTGCTGGCGCAGGGCATCAAGGACGCCCGCGCCAAGCTGGCCAACGTGCTGCTCTGGTGGTGCGACCGCAAGTGCCCAGGCTGCGGCGGGGTCAAGCTGGGCGAGATGGCGATCTGCGAGACCTGCAAGGGGTTCGGCACCCGCGAGGTGCCGCACGAAGCCGAGGGCCAGCTGATTTCCGGGCACATCGCCGCCCATGTGGACCGCGCACGCTCAGGCACCATCGCAGCCCTCAAGCGGATGAAGGGGCTGAAGACGGTTGCGGCCGGCAAAGGCTGAGGTATACTGCGTGCCTAGAGCGCAGGCGCCAACAATCCCGCCCGCGCTCATCCCGGTAAACGTCCCCAGGCGGTGAGTCTGGCAAGACATGGAAGCGATGGGGGAACACGCCCCTACAGATCTCAAGCCCGCACGGTTCACGCCTAGCGGGCTTTTTCGTTGGTCCCTAGCCTCTGGAGCGGACCATTGGGTATGATGGCTTCGCAGTCCGTTCAGGGCGAGACGTGGTGGTGGAAGATGCATGCCCCTGCCGGACCTTCATCCGCGCCCACTTGATGGGAGTTGCCGATACTGGCCCCGCACGGGATTGAGCGGAAGTCGCCTTAAGCCGCCGAGGCCAAACACGGACTGCACCTTTTTTGAAGCCCTGACTGTTCACGCGGTCGGGGCTTTTTCGTTGGCTCCCCGATCCAGCCGGGGCCGCCCCTGAGTGGGTTGAGGGGGCGGGCACTCCTCCGCAAGCGCAGCGGAGCTGGATAGTTCGCGAACGGCATTTCCCCTGTGGCATTGGCCATAAGTCCGAAGGGGCGACCAATTCAAGGCTCCGCTTGTGCGGGGCTTTTTCGTTTCCGCCGCCACCAGGTGCACCCGGCAAAGCATGCATTGCGCATGGGGTGCAAGGCCTGTGTGGCGGCACCTATCCCACCCACAAGGAGACCCACATGTCCCAGACTGAAGAAGCTGAAGGCGTTGTTTACCGCCATCTCGAAGATGACGTGGAGCGAATCATCCCAACGCAGGGCAGGGTGCAGGCGCGCGACTTGGGCCAGAAGGTGGAGATCCTCCACGATGGCGTCCACCGCCTGATCTTCGTGAACGGCCATCCCATCGGCCAGGTGCTGAAGCTCGAAACACCGCGCAAGGGCGGGATGCTGGCCGGCGTCGTGGAGCTCAGCTTCGTGGCCGCAGAGATCGTGGAGCGCAAGGTGAGTCGCGATGAGTTCAACGCCCATAAATCCGAGGGCGCGGCGAAGAACTGATGGCCAGGCTCCAGACGCTCAAAAGCTCTGTACCCATGCTCGACACCCGCCGCGTGCAGACGATGCAGGCCGGCAGCTGGCGCACCAGCAACCAGACTGCAGCGCAGCGGGGTTACGGCTACAAGTGGCAGAAGGCTCGCGAGGGCTTCCTGCGCTCTCACCCCCTGTGCGTCCGCTGCCAAGCCGAGGGCAGGGTGGAGGCGGCGACTGTGGTTGACCACCGGGTGCCACATCGAGGCGATCAGGCTCTTTTCTGGGATCGCAGCAACTGGCAGTCGCTGTGCACCACCCACCATTCCCGAGACAAGCAGCGCGAGGAGCAACAGAGATGAAGACAGTTCTTACCGTCGCCTTGGTCCTGGCCGCTGGTGCTGTGATGGCTGCGCCCGTCGTCGTCATCCCGGCCCGCCCGGTGATCGTGGTTCCGCCAGCCAGGCCTGCGTCCGCAGTCCGTCCCGCGCCGGCCGCGCCGAAGCCGACCCGAGCAACCCCGACCCCCATTGTCGTGCCGCATGTCGCGGCCCCTACGTGTTCCAACGAGCGCCGCGAGCGCCAGGAGTGTTGACCTATGCGAATGATGCGCCCCCACTGCCAAGAGCATGCGTACACCCGGACCAGCCTGCAACTGACCAGCACCAGCCGCGAGACCATCTTCCAGTGCCGCAACTTCGAGTGCGGCCATGTGTTCTCGGCGGTGACCGAGATCAACCGCACGATCAGCCCCAGCGCCATCCCGAACCCTGCGGTGATCCTGCCGATGAGCACGCACATCAAGCGCAAGCTGCTGCAGACCCAGCTGGACGCCATGCCGTCCTCGCAGTACCAGCCCGGCTCCCACGCCGCGCCGGCCGCCACCACATCGCATCAGGGCATCGAGGCCCGGCACTGAGGCGCCACAGCATGAGCAAACTCAAGAGCGGAGTTATTCAGCTTGCGCTGTACGCCAGCATGTACGGGCTGCTGTGGGCCTGGGTTGGCGATGGCGTTGAAGGCGCCGGCAACCTGCTGGGCCTGATGGTCGGCGTCCTGGTGCTGGCCAACCTGTGCAACGTGGGCAGGATTGACCAGCCTTTCCCCGAACGAGCCTATGCGCTCCCCTTCGCTGTGGACAACGTGCTGAGCATCGGCCTGGTGATGGCGATGGTTTGGTACGGCCATTGGCTGATGGGCATCGGCCTTCTGCTCGCTTGGGCGCTGGGCGCCGGCACTCGTCTACTGCGGCAGGAGCGCCAAGAGCAGGCGCGAAAAGGTGGGCAATGAACTACTCCAGCATGCGCAAGACCCTTGCCCGTGATCTGCGAGAGTGCACGCGGCGCGGCCTGCCGGCATGGGCGAGGGCTTATGTCGAGGAGCGAGTCGAGTACGCGGCTCACTGGTGGCGCCTCTCCCGGGATCGCACCAAGGCCTCCGACCTGAGGCGTGATGGCTACATGAAAGCGGTGCGTGTGCAGCTCTCGATGCTTGAACTCCTCTCAGCATTCCGGATCGGCGATGACGGCGCACAGGCCCGTCTGAAGCGAACCAGGGGCATCCTCGGGGCGGCCAAGGGGTAGGGGGTGGTCAGATCCTTGAGGGGGTCGGCCCTCCAGACCGCCCTGTTCCGCACGCGCAAGAAATTTCCCCCTATTCAAATAAATCAAATGGAGTTGCCATGGCCGGAGTCAAAGGGCGCAGCGGCGGCGCGCGTCCAGGCGCCGGCCGTCCACCGAAAGAGCCCGCATATCTGAACCTGAGTGTTACCTACGAAGAGCCCGCAAAGTTCCTGAAGGCGGTGATGAACGACAGCGGCACCGAAGCCAAGCTGCGGATCGATGCTGCGAAAGCGCTGCTGTCCGCAGAGGTCCGCCGTGGCGAGAACGGGGGCAAGAAGGCCGCGCGCGCTGGCGCTGCTGCCACCCGGGCGAAGAGTGGGAAGTACGCATCGGCCGCGCCGCCGAACCTGCAATAGGAGGGGCCGAATGCCTGAATGGTCTACCGCATGCGTTGACTGGGCTGAGCGGATCCGGGAGGGGCGTTCGATCATCCCGCCGCCGATCTTTCCTGAGGAGGCCGAGGCGGGCCTGGCCGTGATGCGCGATCTGCGCATCGTGGACGCTCCGGGCAGCCCGCGCATGGCCGACGCCTGCGGGCAGTGGATCTTTGACCTGGCCGCAACCATCTTCGGGGCCTACGACGCCAAGAGCGGCCGTCGGCTCATCAAAGAATGGTTCGTGATGCTGCCGAAGAAGAACTTCAAGTCTGGTTTGGCCGCATCCATCATGCTTACCTGCCTGGTGCGCAACTGGCGCCGGTCTGCCGAATTCACCATCCTGGCGCCGACAAAGGAAGTCGCTGACAACAGCTTCACTCCCGCCAAAGACATGGTTCAGTACCTGGAGGAGAGCGAGGACGAGGAGCCTTACAGCGAGTTGGCGGAATTGATCCATGTGCAGGACACCCAGCGGATCCTGACCCATCGAAGCATGGGCGCGAAGCTGAAGGTGATCGCAGCGGACACGAATACCGTTTCTGGCAAAAAGTCTGCCGTGCTGCTGGTGGAGGAGCTTTGGCTGTTCGGCAAGATCGCCAAGGCAAAGGACATGCTGCGGGAAGCTGGCGGCGGTTTGGCCGCGCGCCCCGAAGGCTTCATCCTGTACATCACCACCCAGAGCGACGAAGAGCCTGCGGGGGTGTTCAAGGAAAAGCTGGAGTACGCGCGGGGCGTGCGCGACGGCACCATCATTGATCCCGAATTCCTGCCCATCCTGTTCGAGCACCCGCCAGAGCTGGTGAAGAACGAGGGGTGCATGCTCCTGGAGAACCTGGCCATGGTGAATCCCAATCTTGGGTATTCGGTGGACCGGCCATTCTTGGAGCGCGAGTTCCGCAAGGCGCAGCAGGAGGGCAAGGAGTCGCTCAAGGGCATGCTGGCCAAGTACGGCAACGTTGAGGTTGGTCTCAAGCAGCGCTCTAACAGTTGGGCCGGGGCAGAGTTCTGGGAGCGTCGCGGGAATCGCCGCATCTCGCTCGATTACATCCTGCGCGCGTGCGAGGTGGTTGTGGTGGGGCTTGACGGCGGCGGCCTGGACGACTTGCTGGGCTTGGCTGTTGAGGGGCGTCTGAGGGACTCGGCCAACTGTGTGCTTTGGAACAAGGCCTGGATCCACCCCATAGGCATCGAGCGCCGCAAGTCCGAGGAATCGAAATACCGGGACTTCGAGCGCGACGGCGACCTGGTGGTGGTGAAGCGCCCGGGGCAGGATCTGGAGGAGGTCGCGGCCATCTGCAAAGAGATCCACGACGCCGGCCTGCTGGCGCGCATTGGCCTCGACCCTGAGCGCACGCACAAGGTGGTGTATCAGGCGCTCATCGACGCCGGGATCCCCGAGGAACTGATCATCGGCATCAGCCAGGGCTGGAAGCTCACGGGCGCCATGGCCGTCGCAGAGCGCGGCCTGGAGGACGGAAGCCTCACCCACGCTGCGCAGCCGCTCATGGCCTGGTGCGTGGGCAACGCGAAGGTAGAGCCCAAGGGCAATGCATCGCTGATTACGAAACAAGCCAGCGGCTCCGCAAAGATCGATCCGCTCATGGCGTCGCTCAACGCGGTGACGCTGATGGCGACCAACCCGCAAGCGGCTGGCGGCCGCTCTTTCTGGGACAAGTGATGAACCAATTTCTACAAACGCTGCAGCGCGGCGCCGCTGCGGCGCGCGCGTCGTTGGTCAACGCTGCTCCCGACGGGCTGCTGCTGGGCGGGGCTGCTGCGATCTCATACGGGGCCTGGCTGATCTATGCGCCGGCCGGATTCATTGCTGGCGGGGCCTTGCTCATCGCTGGCGGGGTGCTGATGGCACGGGGGGCGAAGTAATGGGGCTGTTGACGCGAGGCCTGGAGCGACGGGCCAAGGAACTGACCTACGACCAGATCGCCAACCTGATCGACGGAGTGGGGGCGAGCCGCGTGGCGGGCGTGACCGTGACCGACAAGACCGCCCTGCAGGTCTCGACCGTGCTGGCCTGTGTCAAGGTGCTGGCCGACGGCTGCGCCACTCCAGACCTGCACGTCTACCGCGAGAAAAAGGACGGCACCAGCGAGAAGGCGCTCAACATTCCGGAGTACCGGCTGCTGGCCCGTCGCCCGAACGAGTGGCAGACCTCTTTCGAGTGGCGCCGGATGATGACCGTCCATGCCGCCCTGACCGGCGCCGGCCTGTCCATCAAGGTACGGGGCGACAACGGGCGCATGCGGGAGCTGATCCCTGTGGAGCCGGGGCAATGGGACGTGCGCAAGGTCAGCCGATACGAGTTGCGCTATCGCTGCTGGGATGAGTTCGGGATGATCGGCGACTTCTCGGCCGATGAGGTCTTCGTGCTCAACGGCCTGCAGTGGAACTGGGCCAAGAGCATCAACGCCGTGGCGCTGGCGCGATCCGCCATTGGCCTGGCCATCGCCACCGAGCGTAGCCAGTCGTCCATGCATGCCAACGGCCTGCGGCCCAGCGGCACTTACACCGTTACGGGCAGCCTGACAGAAGAGCAGCACACGCGGCTCAGCAAGTGGGTGAAGGACCAGGGCGGCCCGGAGAACGCCGGCACCCCGCTGGTGCTGGACCGCGATGCCAAGTGGGTGAGCACCACGGTGAGCGGCGTTGACGCGCAGCACGTCGAGACGCGGCGCCTGCAGGTTGAGGAGATCTGCCGGGGCTACGGCGTGTTTCCCATCATGGTCGGGCACTCCGACAAGACCAGCACGTTCGCCAGCTCCGAGGCCTTTTTCGCGGCCCACCGGATCCACACGCTGGCGCCCTGGCACAAGGCCTGGCGCGACCGCCTGGACGAAACACTGCTCGACGGCTCCGGCCCGCTGTTTGTCGATTTCGACACCCGTTACATGGTGGCCGGCTCCCTGAAGGACCGCGCAATGTGGGCGCGGACCATGGCAGAGACCGGCATCTGGACCCGCAACGAGATCCGCGACGAGGATGGCAAGGATCCCCTGCCAGGCCTCGATGAACCGCTGACGCCGCTCAACATGAGCACCGGCAAGCAAGGGAGCGACGATGAAGAACAAGACAAGCCAGCGCCTTGAGCGCAAGGACGGCCCTGGCGGCCGCGAGGTGCGCTCCTATGCGCTGCAGATCAAGGCTACGGGCGACGACGGCACGGTCGAGGGCTATGGCTCCGTGTTCGGGGAGCGCGACTCCTACGACGATGTGATCGCCCCGGGCGCCTTCAAGGGCAGCCTGGCCGCGCACAAGGCGGTCGGCACCATGCCCGCGATGCTCTGGCAGCACGACGGCGCCAAGCCCATCGGCATCTGGACCGAGATGGTCGAGGACAGCAAGGGCTTGCGCATCAAGGGGCAGCTGGCGCTGGAGACCGTCCTGGGCAAGGAGGCTCATGCGCTGCTCAAGCTCGGCGCCCTCAACGGCCTGTCCATCGGCTTCGTGTCCAAGCAATGGACCTACGACCGTGACACCGACGTGCGCACGCTCACGGAGCTGGATCTGTGGGAGGTCTCGCTGGTGACCTTCCCCGCCAACGGCAAGGCCCGTGTGACCAATGTGAAGGCGGCCGACGACCTGGCCGCCCCGAAAGATGCTGAGCGACTCCTGCGAGATGCAGGTTTCAGCAAATCCGACGCAACGGCCTTTGTGTCGCGCGTCATGCGGATGGGAGAAGCGCGGAGAGAGTCCGCTGATTCGACCGCTGCGGCAATTCGAGCAGCCGACAGGTTTCTCGCGTCCCTCCAATCCTGAAGAAAGATCACCATGAAGAAAACCATTCTGGCCGTCATGGCCCTGCACATGGCCGCGTTCCAGGCTAAGGCCAGCTCGCTGGCCGTCTACGAGCGCCGCGACGATCCCACCATCAAGACCGTCTCCGACGCTCTGGACAAGATTGCCACGGCCTTCGAGGAATACAAGAAGACCAACGATGCCCGCATCGAAGCCATCAAGGCCGGCAAGGGCACGGCCGAGCTCGACGCCAAGCTCTCGCAGATCGATGGCCACATCGAGACCCTGGGCGAGGTCAAGTCCAAGCTGGAGAAGATGGAGACCAAGCTGTCCCGTCCCGGCGCCATGGACCCGGCCCGCCAGGAGGGCGAGACCAAGGAAGCGGCCGAGTACCGCAACGCATTCATGGGCTGGATGCGCAACCCCGGCGACCCGGAGCGCCGCACCGCGCTGCAGCAGCGCGCCCGCGAGCTGAAGAAGTCGCTGCGCGTCGAGGGCAATGATGACGACGGCTGGGAAACCCGCGCCACGCAGACCACCACGACCACCGGCTCGGCTGGCGGCTTCGCAGTGCCCGAGATCATCGAGCGCCAGATCGCGCGCCTGGGCCTGGAAATCAGCCCCATCCGCCAACTCGCCACGGTGCGCACCGTGGGCAGCACCGACTACAAGGAGCTGTTCGACATCGGCGGCGCCGGCTTCGAGTGGGTGGGCGAGACCGACGCCCGCAGCCAGACCAACACGCCCGACCTCGCAGAGGTGACTCCCACCTTCGGCATGGCCTCGGCCAAGCCCCAGGCGTCGGAGGAGTCGCTGGACGACATGTTCTTCAACGTCGAGGACTGGCTGATCTCCAGCGCCTCCGAAGCCATCGCCCAGGGCGAAGGCGCGGCCTTCGTGCTCGGCAACGGCACCAAGAAGCCCACCGGCTTCCTGGCAGGCCCTGCGCCCGTAGCCACGGACGACAAAACCCGCGCCTTCGGCACGCTGCAGTTCATCGCCTCGGGCCAGGCCGCTGCGCTGCCCACGAGCCCGGACGTGTTCCTGGATCTGGTCTACGCGCTGCGCGCCCGCTACCGCACGAATGCCAAGTGGGTGACGAACCGCCTGGTGCAGGCCGCGCTGCGCAAGTACAAGGACGCCCAGGGCCAGTACCTCTGGCAGCCGTCCCTGCAGGCGGGCCAGCCCGCGACGTTCGTGGGCTATGGCATTGCCGAGGCCGAGGACATGCCTGGCGTGGCCGCCAACGCCTTCCCCCTGGCGTTCGGCGACTTCAAGGAGGGCTACCTGATCGCCGACCGTGTGGGCATGCGCATCACCCGCGACGAGATCACGACGCCTGGCTTCGTGAAGTTCTACGTGCGCAAGCGCGTGGGCGGCAAGCTGCGCAACACCCAGGCGATCAAGCTGCTGAAGATCTCGGCCTGATCCTGCGAACGGCAACAAGGGCCCCATCCGGGGCCCTTTTCATTGGAGAGCACCATGCAACTGAAAGTGATCAAGGCGTTCGACTGGGCGCACCGGGGCGTGCAGGTCGAGCGTTTCGAGGCCGGCAGCATCATCGAGACGGAGGACGACGATCTGATCCGCGTGTCCACGGGTGAAGGCTGGGCGGCGGAGGACGACGGCAGCGGGCCCCAGGGCAAGCCATCGGCGGGCCTGAAGGTGGACGAGCTCAAGGCCGCGCTGGCTGCAAAGGGCATTGCCATCCCCGAGGGCGCCAAGAAGGATGAGCTGGCGGCGCTGCTGGACGGCGAACAGCAATGAGCCTGATCGCCCTCGACCGCGCGAAGCTGCATTTGCGGGTGGACGTGGACGACGAGGATGCGCTCATCTCCGCGCAGTTGGTGGCAGCTGAGCGGCTGTCCATGGCATGGATCCGGCGCAACGTGTACGCCGACAAGGCCGCGCTCGATGCCGCCGTCCAGGCAGTGCCCGCCTCCTTATCTGCGGCCACTGCCACCTACGAGGCTGCGCTGGCGCTGGCCAATGAGCTGCCCAACGCCATCGAGCGCGCGGCGGCCATCAGCGCAGCCCAGGAGGCCTACGAGGACGCACAGGCCGATGCCAAGCGCACACGGCGCGGCGTGGTGCTGGACGACCTCTTCGCATCGGCCGCCTTGCTCACGCTGGGCGCCCTGTACGAAAACCGCGAGCTGCTGGACCCGCCACCCGTGGCGCAGCTGCTGCTCGACCCGCTGAGGGCCTACGGATGAAAGCCGGCACACTTCGAGACCGCATCCACATCCAGCGCAAGACAGGCGGTGCGGATGAATGGGGCACTCCGCTGCCCGAAGGCTGGGAGAACATCTCCCCGGGCCGCATCGCAGCCAGCGTGCTGCACAAGTCTGGCCTGGGCACGATCAAGGCAGACGCAGAGGTGTCCATCGTCCGCGCGAGCATCCGCATCCGGCGCCGCGCTGGCCTGGACGCCGGTATGCGCGTGCTGTTCGACGGCAACGTCTACGAGCTCAAGGCTGTGCTGCCTGGGCCAACCCGCGAGTACATCGACATGGTGTGCGAGCTCACGAAAGGACCGACCCAATGACCAAACCACGGACCCCGCGCACCACGCGGGCGCCGCGCGCTGCCCAGGCCCCGGCCGACGACGGCGGGCCGCGCACGGTGCTGACGACCAGGCCCGGCACCATCGGCCCCTACGGCTACATCGCCGGCCTGCTGATTGACGACGTGCCGGCCGATGTGGCTGCGGCAAACGCGGGCTGGATGGACGCGGATCCCGAGCGCGTGGCCGAGGCCCGTGCCGCGCGTGCCGACGCTGTGCCGTTCAAGGGCTGATCACCATGGCTCGCAGCAAGTACGCGCGCCGCGCGGCCGACGAATGGCGCAGGAAGGCGCTGCAGGGCAGCAAGACGTTCGGCATTGCTGTGGACCTCGGTGGCCTGGATGATCTGCTTGCAGACATGCAGGGCGAAGTCGATGAAGCCATCAGGCCGGTGGCGCAAGCAGCCGCCCAGGTGCTGTATGAGCGGGTCAAGATCAACGTGCGCGCGCTGGGTCGCTCCACTGGCAATCTGGACCGCTCGATCTACCAGGCGTACAGCCCGGAGAAGTCGGTCGATGGACAGAGGGCCGAGTACCACGTCAGCTGGAACCACCGCACAGCGCCCCATGGCCACCTTGTGGAATGGGGCTACCTGCAGCGCTACCGCTACTACCGGGGGAACGACGGCCGAGTCCGGCCGATGGTGCGCCCAGGCATGGACGGCAAACGGCCGCCAGGGCGCAAGGCAAGCCAGGCGCAAAAGGATGCCTACTACGTGACTCTTCCAACGCCGATCCAGGTGCCAGGCAAGGCCTTCATCCGCAGCGCGGAGAGTTCTCTGACCGAGGCACAGAAGGCGGCTGAGGCCGAGTTGTGGCGCAGGCTGTTTGAACAGGGGGCCTACGGTGGCGCTTGAAGAAGACCTGATGGCCGAGCTGCTGGCCGAGTGCCCGCGTGTCGTCGTGGGAACCGCACCCTACGGCACGACCATGCCCTACGTGACCTGGCAGCACATCGGCGGCGACGTGCTGCGCTACACGGACAACGCGCCGGCCGACAAGCGCAAGCCGCTCATCCAGATCAACACCTGGGCCGCCACGCCCCTGCAGGCGTTTGCGCTGATCCAGCGCATCGAGGAGCGGCTCTGCGCCGCTGGCGCCTTCACGGCGAGGCCCCATGGCGACCCCATCGGGGCCTATGACGATGCAGGCGTTGTGTCTGGCTACCTGCAGACCTTTTCCATTCTGGGCGCCAGATAGCCCAACAGGAGCTCCCATGGACAACAAGACAGTTGAATCGAACAAACGACTCGCCGAGCGGCTGCGCAAGTTGGCTGACAGGGTGGAGGCCCGGGACCAACTCGTCTATTACTCGACCAGCGCGGCGGTTCCAGACCCCGCTGCAGTGCTGCCGGACGGGGAGTTTGTTTATCAGCGCCCCCTTCCATTGAACCTCGTCATCGTGATGGGGGACAAGGATTTCGTCTCCAGGGAAACCCAATGAGCACAGCAACCACGGAACTTCACCGCACGCTGATCCGCCTCGCCAAGGGCGCCATTACAGCCTGGGAGAAGTGGCTCGAAAGCCGCACCTCTCACTGAACTTTTTCTCCAACCTGCCACGCAGGCCTGCCACTCCCATCCGGGACTCGCAGCCATGTTGCCTCGCAGAAACCGGCCCCTCTGGGGCCTTTTTCTTTGAAAGGGCCACAACATGGCATCTCTCCCTACCGGCTCGCGCATCGCCGTGGCCACTTCCATCGGCGCCAAGGTGCCCATCACCGCGATCACCAACGCGACCGAGGCGGTCTGCACGGCGGCGGGCCACGGCCTGGCCGTCGGCAACATCGTGATCATCCTGTCCGGCTGGGGCCGCCTCAACGGCCTGGTGTTCCGGGTCAAGGCCGTCCCGACGCCCGACACGTTCACGCTGGAGGGCCGCAAGGCGAACACCAGCAACACCAACCTGTTCACCCCTGGCGGCGGCGCTGGCTCGTTCCAGAAGGCGCTGACCTGGGTGGACGTGGTGCAGATCCTGTCCAACAACACCAGCGGCGGCGATCCCAAGAAGGTCACGTACCGCTACCTCGAATCCGAGAACGAGCAGGAAATCAACGACGGCTTCTCGCCCGTGTCGCGTTCGCTGGAAATCGACGCCGACGCCATCGAGACCCCAGGCTACAACGCGCTCGAAGACCTGTCCGCCAGCGGCGCCGACACCATCCAGCGCCTGACGATGAAGAACGGCGCCACGTCGTATCTGGCCTGCACCGTGGCGCTCAACGATGAAGTGCTGATGCAGGACGGCCAGGTCAACCGCGTGAAAGCCGACTTCAGCGGCAAGGGCCGCTCCACCCGCTACGCCAGCTAAGGCGTCTACCCCATGCACCGACGCAGCCGCTTCGCTCCTTTCAGCGGGGCGGGCGGCTGCGCACGGGCTTTTCTTTTTTCCATCCGCTGAAAGGATCAATCCATGCCCGCTCAATCCAAGACCGCTGTTTCCTCTGCTGCAGACCAAGCCGGCAAGCAGAAGCCCCCAGCCTTCATCTTCGGCGATCGTCCCGAGACCATCACCGCGCCCGTCTCTTTCGTGCGCATCACGGGCGCCGTGCTCGAGATGGATTGCCAGTTCAAATATCGCACGCGCAAGGAATTCGGCGCACTCTGGGACGAGGTGTCCGACGCCCAGGTGCCCCAGCCGGTGGACGGCGAGAAATTCAGCTTTGCCAGCCTGGCCGACCGTGGCCTCGAATTCAGCGCCGAACGCACCCTCAAGTACCTGACCGGCTGGCCGCTGGAAATCGACCTCGACAAGGCCGCCCTGGTCCAGCTGTTCGATGAAGAGCCCAACGCCGCTGCCGCGTTCTGGGAAGCCTACCGCTCTGCCCTGGTGGATGGCCGCGTAAAAAACTCCTGAGCGCCACCGTCGCCTATTTCACCCCCGACCCCGAGGTCGCAGAAGGCTGCGAGCCAGAAGACTACTGGGAAGACCCAGTGGAGGCCTGGCCCGAGAACGCCGAACCTTTGGCGCTATTTGTTGGTCTGCAGACGCAATGGGCCTGGGTGGTGGGGATGGGCGGCGGCGGGCGCATAGGCCTGCGGTATGAGGCGGTCTATCCGCTGCTTGACCGCGTGGCGCGGGGCGACCAGGAGCTCTGGGACGAACTGTTCGCAGACGTGCGGCGGATGGAGATGGCCGTGGTCAACATCCCGCAGAAAAGGTGAGTGCTATCGACTAACATCGTGTTGCAGTTAACTAGATTTGGGGTATTAAATGAAGAAGCTGGGTCCTGCCTATATATCGGTGGCATTCGTCACTGTGTTGTCAATTGCGGCTCCACTTGCGTCCGCTCAAACGTCCAAGCCTTCAAAATCAGTTGAAAATATGGTGAAGTCCGCAATTCGTGATGGACTAAAGGACCCAGCAAGCGCGCAGTTTACTGAAATGTACACTTTTATGTCAGGCGGCTCCCGGCATACTTGTGGCTATGTGAATGCTAAGAATTCGTTTGGCGGATACACCGGGAAAAAGCCATTTTTTGTACGAAGCATTGATTCCGAGATTAAGACGATAGCTACAGAGGGATCTGGAAATGGGGCTATGGCACTCATTAACTCCATGTGCGATCCAGTTGAGGTTGGTAGATTGGCTGCGGTTAGATCTGCTGCAGAGGCAAAGGACAGAGAGGCCGAAAAGATGGCAATCTGTCAGAAGAATACGACCGCCTCAACTGAAGGGCAATGCGGAGAATGGCATCGGAAGTGCGAGATTAAATTTAAAGGGCTTACGCCAGATGAATTCAAGGAGTACATGAATTTGTGCAGAAGATCTGGTTATGATGCGGCAGCAGAGAAATGGCAGTCTACGATGGGTAAAACTATTACCTTTGGCAATGATTAGGCTAGACGATCTAGAATAATCTAGTTTGAATTAAAAGCCGCCTAAGGGCGGTTTAATTATTTATGGCTCGCTTCGGCGGGCCATTTTGTTTGGGAGGTGTCATGGAAGAACAAAACCGCAAAATTGGCTTCGTGGTTTCTGCGGAAGACGATACCAAGGCCACCTTTCAGAACATCAAGACCGGCGCGGCCGACATGGCATCGTCCGTTGCCAAGTCCGGCGAGCAGGCCGCCAAGGGTGTGAAGGGGATCGGCGATGGTGCCGAAGAGGCGGCGCAGAAGATGGGCCGAGCCGAGAGCGCCATGGCCCAGGCTCTGACCCGCGCGACGGAGAAGGCCAAGATCGCCGCGCAGGCCGGCGAAAGCCTGTCGCGCGCCTTCGAGCAGAAGATCGAGATGCGCGGCCTCGATGCGACCGCGCTGAATCCTCTGGTCGCCAAGCTGCGCGAGGCCGAGGATGCGCTCGCCTCGTTCAAAGCCCAGCAGGCCAAGGATGCGGGCCAGAGCTCGTTCCTGGAATCACTGCGCTCGCAGACCCAGGCCCTGGGCAAGACCAAATCCGAGCTACTGGAGCTGCAGGCCGCGCAGTTGGGTGTTGCCAGCCAGGCCGCCCCGTACATCGCCAAGCTGCGCGAGACCGAGGCTGGCATGGGACGAGTCGGGATGACGGCAGCGCAGACGGCTCAGGCCATGCGCATGGTGCCGGCGCAGTTCACCGACATCATCGTGAGCTTGCAGGCGGGTCAAGCACCCCTGACTGTTTTGCTGCAGCAGGGCGGTCAGATGAAGGACATGTTTGGCGGTGCAGGCGCTGCCGCGCGCGCCCTGGCGTCGTATGTTGCCGGCCTGGTGAACCCGCTCACTGCTGCTGGCGCTGCCGTGGCGATTTTGGGCCTCGCCTACTACCAGGGAAGCAAGGAATCCGATGCCTTCCGCAAGTCCATCCTGCTCACCGGCAACCAGGCCGGTGTGACGGTGGACCAGCTCAATACCATGGCCCGCGCCATGGCTGGCGTCGTGGGCACGCAAGGAGCCGCTGCGGCAGGCCTGGCTGAGATGGCAAGGGATAGCAAGGTCGGCGCGGACAGCCTCCAAGAATTCACGACTGTCGCCATCCAGTGGGAGAAGGCCACAGGCCAGGCGGTCAAGGACACAGCCAAGCAATTTGCCGAGCTGGCCAAGGATCCGCTCAAGGCTTCGCTTGCCCTGAATGAGGAGATGAACCACCTCACGGCCAGCGTCTACGATCAGATCAAGGCCCTAGATAAGCAGGGCAAAACGGCAGAGGCCGCAGCCGTCGCGCAGAAGGCCTATGCCGATGCAATGTCGAGCCGCCGCGCTGAAATGGTCCAGAACCTGGGCTACATCGAGGCAGGTTGGAACAAGGTCAAGACCGCCGCAAAGAAGGCATGGGATGCCATTCTCGATATCGGACGCGAAGGCACTGCCGAGCAGAAGCTCGCCTCTGTGCAGAGCGACCTGCAGGCGGCAGAACGCCAGCTCGCGAACGCGGAGCGTGCGGCCTTTGGAGGCAGCCGCGCCAGCAAGGCTGAGGAAGAGCGTCGTCGTGCTGCTGTCGAGGATCTGCGCGCGCAGGAGAAGAGCCTGCGTGACGGTATCGCGGCCGGACAAAAGAAGGCAGCGGAGCAGGTCGCGAGCAAGGATTACGTCGATGCCATGCAGGCATTCGATCAGGTCGCCGGTCAATTTGCCTCCAAGGAAGTCAAGCGCAAGCAAGAGCTGACAATCGCGCAAAACCTCTACAACGAAGCTGTTGAGAAGACCAAGAAGGCTCTGGCGGACTCGCCGGAACTGGGTTCCAAGCTGGCGAAGCTGGAGGCGGACTACGGCAAGACGGTCGCTGGTATCAACAAGAAATTCACCGAGAAGGCTTCGGGCGGTGGCATCAACGTCACCGAGAACCAAATGGTGGGGCTGGAGGCCAAACTGGCCGCTGCGAGGCAGTACCGCGAGCAACTGCTGACGCTTGGCGCCGCCGCGTCCGACCTCAACGAAGGAGAGCGCGAATCGATCAAGCTGGCTGCACAGATCGAAAGGACCACGAACGCCAAGACCAGGGCAAAGCTCGAAGAGGCGAAATCCATCGCCGACGCATGGGGCGCACAGGTGCGCAGCAATGAGGAACTGCACAAGTCCCAGAAGGCCTATGAATCGCTGATCGCTGGCAACTTCAAGGCCGCTGATTCGATCACCGACCGTGCGCGCGAGCAGGAGGCTGCCAATGCCGTGTTCGGGAAGGGGCGCACTGAGATCGAGCGCATGACGCTCGCCACGCTTGAGCAGCAGATGGCCGAGGCCCAGGGCAGCGACAGCTTCGACCCGAAGTACATCGCCAGCCTGGAGGCCAAGATCGCCGCGCAGAAGCGTTGGGTGACCGCCTTGCAGCAGGCCGACTATAAGCAGATGGATGACCGTCTCACGAAGTCGCTCCAGACATCGAAAGATGAGCTTGCGATCCAGAAAGAAGGCCTGTCTCTGCTGGGCGCCGATGAGGTGCAACGCAAGAAGATCATCGCGCAGCGTCGTATCGAGGTGGAGCTCGCGAAAGAGCTTGCAGCCATTGAGCGCATGGCATCCAGCGGCGACGAGGATGAGGATGAGCGTCAGCGTGCCGCGTTGCGCAAGAAGGCCCGCGAAAAGGCTGAAACCGACACCCAGACCTCGCTGCTGCGCATCCAGGAGGAGTACGTCAACAAGCAGGTTGAGCAGTACGACGAGATCTTCCGCAAGGGCTTCGCCGACATGCTCAACAACGGGCGCGACGGCTGGGACAGCTTCACGAAGAGCCTGACCACCACGTTCAAGACGACCGTGGCGGACCAGATCTACAAGATGTTCCTGCGCCCGTTCGTGGTCCAGGTTGTGGCCTCGCTCATCGGGGTCCAGGGCGGTGGCGGCGGCGGTGGCCTGGGGGGCGTAGGCGGCACGGGGGGCTCGGGCGGTGGCTTTGGCGGGGGCATCCCTGGCCTGGGCCTGCTGGGCGAGAGCGGCCTGTTCGCCGGCACGAACTTCGGCGCGGGCCTCATGGGCGGCATGCCTGCCTTCTCTGGCGGCATCGAGATGATGTTTGGCGGCGAGCTGTTCGCCGGGGGCATGCAGGTCCTGGGCGCGGCGCTCCCGTGGATCGGCGCTGTTGTTGCCGGGTTCTCGATCTTGAAGAAGCTGTTTGGCGGCGGGCGCGGCCCGAACCACTCTGGCGGCGTCGCATCCACGGCGACCACCGACCGCGACCTTGCCGTGAAGCAAGTGCTGGGCACTGACGCCTGGGGCAACACCCTCGGCGACTTCACCACGCGTAAGAACGAGGCGCTCGACAAGCAGCTGCAAAAGACCGTCAACGGCATGCTTGAGATGTACAAGGCGCTGGCCAAGATCGGCGGGGGTGGCGCGCGAGAGATCGACATCGCGGCCGGTTTTTCGACGAACCCCAAGTATGCGGATGAAGGCGTGTATGGCTACTTCCAGATCCTGGACAAAGTCACGGGCGAAGTGCTGAAGAAGTACAAAAACCGGGACATGGACAGGGACCCGGAGAAGGCTTGGGCGCAGTTTGTGGCCGACATGGGCGGGGAGCTTGTCAACGAGATCAAGAAGGGCGACATCCCTGGCTGGATGCGTGAAGAGCTGGACGCGCTGGGCGAGGACGTGACGGTCGAGGGACTCAACGCTGCGATCCAGAAGATCGCGGTGATCGATGCTGCCTTCAAGGGCTGGGCTGACACGATGACCAGCTTTGCCGGGCTCACGGCCAAGGCCCAGACCGAGCTGCTCAAGTTCTCGGGCGGCATCGAAGCGCTGGCCAGCAACGTCAACGCGTTCTATGCCTCGTTTTATTCCGAAGCCGAACGCGCGGAGATCCTGCAACGCCAAGTGCGCGACCAGCTCAAAAAGCTGGGCGTCGTGGACATTGATCCCGCGGGCGGTGAAGAGGCCAAGAAGAAGTTCCGCAAGCTGATCGAGGACGCGCTCGCCTCTGGCAACACCGAGCTGGCAGCCAAGCTGCTGGCCCTGGCGCAGCTGTTCGGTGTGGCGGCAGACTATGCCCAGAAATCCGCGGAGACGGCGGCCGAGGCGGCCAAGACCGCAGCAGACGAAGCAGTCAAGGCCCTGGAGGAGTCGCGCAAGAAGGCAAAGGAGGCTGCATACGCGAACTTCGAGGCAGCGATCCAAAGGGAACAGGCCTACTGGCAGGACGTGGCCAGCGCGAGCCAGGAGGCCATAAGCAGCCTGTCCAGCGCGCTGAGCACCCTCAAGAGCAATGCGCGCGACCTGTACGGCTCGCTGGATGCCACGCAGCAGATGCTGGCCGCCCAGGGGATGGTCTACATCGAGGATGCGCTGTCAGGCGTGCGCGGCGGGCGAAAGCTCACCGACTACGCCGGCCTGACCGACGCCATCGGAGCTGCCCGGGGCGGCATCAACTCGGGCCGCTACGCGACGCAATTCGAGAAGGAGCGCGATGCGTTGATCCTCGCCGGCCAACTCACCGAGCTGGCAGAGAAGGGTGATGCGCAGTTGAGCGTTGAAGAGCGGCAGCTCAAGGCCTCGCAAGAGCAGCTTGAGCGCCTCGACAAAACGCTCACGTACTGGCGGGATCTGCTCGACGGCAACAAGGCGCAGATCGATGCGACGCTTTCAGTGGAGCAGGCGATCAAGGCGCTGGAGGCGCTGCTTTTCCCGGAAAACCCGCCCACATCGGGCGGCGGCTCTGGACCGGGCAAGACTCCAACGCCAGACTGGGGTGGCGGCGGTGGTGGCGGATTCCAGCCGGCGAACAGCGGAAAGTACAAGACGCCCACAGCAATTCTGAGCGGCGGCGCGGTCATCTATGACTACGCCGATGCCGACTACAGCAAGCGTCTCGATGGTCTCTCGTCCACGTTCCACAAGTACGACGGCACGGGGGATTTCGCTGGGCTGGCGAACGAGTTCAAGGGCGCCGGCGGCACAGCCAAAGACCTGGCCTATCTGTACGGGTTCACCGAAGCCGACGTGCTGGCCGCCCTGGACCGCAACGGCATCCCGCGCTTTGAAGCGGGCGGCATGTTTGCGGGCGGCCTGCGCATGGTGGGCGAGCGAGGCCCGGAGCTGGAGGTCACGGGCCCTGCCCGGTACTGGTCCTCGGCGCAGACGCAGGCGCTGCTCAGCGGCGCGGGCGGCAATGCGCGCCTGGAGTCGCTGGTCGAGCAGCTGGTCGCTGAGAACCGGCAGATGCGCGCCCAGATGGCTGCACTGGAGCGAAACACGGCGGGCATGCCGCACATGGCCGATCAGTTCGACACCGTTGCGGATGGCGGATTTTTGAAGGTTGGGGCGGTATGAACATTCTTTTGCCGAAAGCGATCACGCCGGATTCTTTCGGCCCCGACACATCGATTCCCGAGCTGGATGCAGCCCGGGGCGAAGTGGCGTGGGTCGGCTCCGGTAACTACAAGGTGGGTGACCGCCGCGTGTACGAAAGGAAGATCTATGAATGCGTGAAGGATCACACGGGCACGGCGACAACGCCGGACAAGATGCCGGCCGAGTGGCTCTTCAAGGAGCCGACGAATCGCTGGTGCCCGTTCGATCAATACCTTTTCACCAAGGCGCGTGCTGTCCAGGCGCTGACCTATGAACTCAAGGGCGTGTTTGCCGATGGCCTGGCTCTGTATGGGCTGGAGGGCGACTCGCTCAGCATCACCATCACTGCCGGTCCTGGCGGTGCAAACCTGATTCCGCCCATCAATGCGGACCTCTGGCGGCAGGCATATGGCGAGTGGGAATACCTCTTCGGCGATCTGCAGCGCGGCGATCACTACGTGCTCCGGGGCATCCCTTTGCACCCCGATCAGCGCATCAAGATCACCGTGCGCCGCACTGCGCCCACGGCTGAGGCCGCAGTCGGCTACATCAGCGTCGGCAATCACAAGACCTTGCTGGCTCCCTCAGGCGGCATCAGCGCGGTCGAGGATGGTGCCGAAGTCACAACCAAGGACTACGGCTACACCAAGGACAACGCGGACGGCACATACGAGGACATCGCAGGCCGCAAAGCCAAGAACATCAGCCTGTCCGTCGTCGTGGCTTCTGACCAGGCGCCGCTGATCGACTCGCTGTTGACCCAGATATCCGGGAAGGTTGTAGCCGTCGAAGTCTCAAAGCTCGCCAAGTTCTCGCACTTGTCCACCATCGGGAAAGTGTCCGGCACCGTGCGCTCGTCGGGCGGCCCAACCGCTCGCGCAGAAATCCAAATCAAAGGCAACGTATGACCGATATCGTGACGATCCCGGACGTGCTGCCCATCTCGCCGTATCCGGCGCTCGGCAGCATCAATTTCAACAACGAGGCCTATGCATACGCGACATCGGTCCCGCCTGCAGTGTCCCGCATGCGCGAGATTGCGGTCGCGTGCTGGACGAACGCAACTGCGGCTCAGGAGCGCGCCAATTCCGCTGCTGGCAGCGCCTCTGCCGCATCGGGTAGCGCATCAGCAGCGGCAGGGAGCGCGAGCGCGGCCAGTGGCAGTGCGTCTGCTGCGGCAGGAAGCGCGAGCACCGCTTCCTCTGCCGCAGGTACGGCCACGGCTGCGCTCACAAGCATGCAAGTCATGTACCTGGGGTCCAAGGCTGTCACCTCGCACCCGACCACAGACAACATGGGCAACCCGTTGCAGGCCGGCGCCCTGTACACGAACACTGGAACAAACGCGGCCCTAAGCAAGCGCGGGTACTGGTACGACGGCACTGCCTGGCAACTCGCCTGGGGAGACATCACAGGGCAGTACATGCCGACTACTGGCGGCAAGTTCACTGGCCATGTTGAGGCCGTGGGCGGCGCTTCTGGAAAACAAGTCCCTCAAATTCAGGAAGTGTTATCGCGCACGGTGCCTGTTTATGGGACTAGCGTGTTGATGGCCAACGCACCGAAAAATCAGGTTGCGATTTTTACGGGTACTTCCGTCGGTCCTGGAGACTGGCCATATAACACTTCTTTGAACGTTCATGGCTGGATTGTGAATACCTGGGGGGTAGCTGATCGCGTCGTCCAAACTGCAGAGTTCACGCTAATGGGGTTCGTCGCTTCCGGAACTATATGGCAGCGATATCAGCACGACGCCGCATGGTCTCCTTGGCGTCAGATTCTGACATCTGACCGACTTGTTGACACCGAAAAAGTCGCAACAGTTGCAGCCGGCACGACAACATACCTTCTGGACCCAGCAGAGGGCAGTGTGCATTACATAGTGATAAATGGTCCTGTAACCCTAAATCTACCGACTGCTGGCCGGCAGCTTGGGGATAAGGTGGTTGCTCGGATTTACAGTAATGGAGCTGTTCGCCCAATCACTCTGCCCTCTAATGCCGTTCCGCCCAACAGCGGGTCTGGTGTTTTGCCGATGCCGACCTATGCAGCAAATCAAATCGTGACTCTGACGTTCTTTTACGGGCGTCAGAATCTCTGGGACTGTTTTTATGGGGGAGTACATCAAGGATGATTGCAAATTGGCTTATTGCATCGTCTGCTGGTCAGAGCGTATACCTCAACTTCAGTGGACTGACTATCAACCCAGACCTACTGGCTCTGGCGAGGGCTAAGGGTTGGGCGCCGGGAGGGACGGTCACTGTGAACGTGCTGGCTGGGGCCGATATCGGTGCATTAAATATACCGAATGACTTTATTGACGGATCGGTATTCATTATAAACAACGGCCGAATCGGCGGGATTGGCGGCGGGCGCAACATACGTGGCGGTTCTGGCATTTACACGCGGCGCCGAATTACGATCACGAACAACGGCACCATATTCGGTGGTGGTGGCGGCGGCGGTGATGGCGGAAACGCCGAGATATGCGCGTACTCTTCATGCAGTCGCGGGAGCGGTGGTGGTGGTGGAAATGGTGGAGGCTACGTGCAGATATCTGGGAGCTGGCAGTACCAAGCAACCGGATTTGCGGGAAACAGCGGATCCTATGACTCTATACCCGGTGTTAACTCCGCATCTGGAGGGCGTGGTGGAAACGGTGGAAACATCGGTATGCCAGGACTGCGCGGGGATTCCGGATCTACAGGAGGCACCGCAGAGCCCTCAAGCTCTAGCAACCCGTATTATCAAGTCCCGTCGGATGGCGGGCCTGCTGGCTATTATGTAGACGGCAATTCATACGTTACCTGGGCAGTTGCAGGGACACGGCTTGGTAATGTAATTTGAGGTGCATATGTATATAGATAAAGATACCGGAGCCTATCCGCTTACGGAGGCTCAGATCCAAGAGCTGAACCCCATGACAATGGCGGCTCATCATTTGGATTGCTATGCGCTCGTTGAGCGCTCAGAGGCGCCTGAGCACAATGCGGACACGCACAAGCCCGTCGAGATCGAGCCCGTGGAAATCGACGGCGTATGGCGGCAGCAGTGGTCTGTTGTGCCGCTCAACGCGGTGGAGCTCGCCGAGCGCGAGCGTCAACGGGAGGCCGAGGCTGCGGCGCTGATACCCAAGTCCTGCACGCGGCGCCAGGGGCAGCTTGCACTGCTCACCCATGGAGTGCTGGACGATGCCGAAGCGGCTATCGCGGCTATCACGGACCCCCTGCAGAAGCGCGAGGCTCAGATCGAGTACGAGGCGGACACCTGGGAGCGAGCCAACCCGTTCCTGCAGCAGCTCTGGGCTCAGCTCGGCGGCACGCCGCAGTCGCTCGATGAGGCCTTCGTGCTCGCTGTGACGCTCTGATCAGTCCCGCTCCACAACAGCCGCCTTCGGGCGGCTTTTTCATGCCCGGAGGAGGGCCGATGAATCAACTTGAACCAACAGCTGCAGCTGTGGCTATCGCGTCCGTGCTCTTCGGGCCTGCGATGGCGGGCTACATCGGGCCGTATGCAGTGATCCTCATTGCATCGACCGTGGGCGCCGCCTGGGCGCTGGGGCGGCGTGATCCGAGTTCGCGGCTCGGCGCCGTGGGCTACTTCGCCCGACTCAACGCCACCGCCTTGCTCATCACTGCCGGCCTGGCCACCCTCGCAGGGCGCTGGATGGGCATGGATGAGACCAACTGGATGTTGGCGCCCATTGCCCTTGTTGTGGGCGGCGTGGGCGACGACTGGCCGCGCCTCGGCCGCTGGGTCTTCGAGCGCGCTGGGCGTGTGCTGGAGCGCAAAGCGGGCGGCGGCGGGGAAGGAGGCACTCCATGACATGGCAATCCCATCAGCTGCTCGCGATGCTCAACCTGGGCATTTGCCTGGCCATCGGCTGGGCCTGCATCTGCCGCCTCAACTCCCACGTTGCCCGCGTTCACAAGCTGGCCCGCGCCAGGTACGCGCTGCTCCTGGCCGGCGCGCTGGCCTCGGGCATGCAGCCGGCCCTGTGGGGCACCTGGACCACCGTGGGCGACACCATCTTTTCGGCCTGCGTGCTCGCGGGCCTGCTCATCAACGTGGCGCGCTGGCACGGCGCCACGCACCCCATGCGGAGGCAAGACGACAATGAACTTTGACCAGGCATTCGACAGGCTGATCGGGCACGAAGGGAAGTTCACAGCCAACCCTGCCGATGACGGCAACTGGACCGGAGGCCGACAAGGCCGCGGCGAGCTCAAGGGCACCAAGTACGGCATATCCGCCGCCGCGTACCCGCATCTGGACATCAAGGGCCTGACGCTTGAGCAGGCTAAGGCGATCTATCTTGAGGACTTCTGGGACGTGATCGGCCGCGCTCACCCCTCGATCAAGTTCCAGATGTTCGACGCTGCAGTCAACCACGGCCGGGGCAACGCCGTGCGGATCCTGCAGCGTGCTGTGATGGTTGCCGATGACGGCATATGGGGGCCGCGTTCCCAGGCCGCCCTTGACGGCATGCAGGAGCTGCGCGGGCACAACGATGTGCTGCTGCGCTTCCTGGGGTTCCGGCTGAAGTTCTGGGCCAGCCTGGCCAAGTTCGACCAGTTCGGGCGCGGCTGGACGAACCGGGGTGCTGAGAACCTGCTGTTCGCTGCGGAGGACAACTGATGATCAGCGAAAAGCTTCTGCCGGCCCTTGTTGCCGTGCTGGTGGCCAGCGCTGCAGGCAATGCCCTGCTGGGCTGGGCCTGGCTGTCCGCCCGGGACGACGCGGCCAAGACTGCTGCTGAGCTGGGGAGCATGACGGGCCAGCGCGACGGTGCGCTCAAGGGCGCCCAAGCCTGCAGCGACGCGACCGAGGCCCTGGGCACGGTGGCCGCGCAGCGTGCAGCCGATGCGGCGCCGGCCCGTGCCGCGGCTGCTGGCCAAGCCGCTGCACTCAACGCCCGCGCCGACTACACGCTCTCGCGCGAGCCCGCTGCCGGCGACAGCTGCGCGAGCCTGCAGGCCCTGGGGGCAGACTGGTTGAAGGGGCGGGTAAAGCCATGATGCGCGCCATCCCCCTGCTGGCCGCGCTGGTCCTGGCTGGCTGCGGCGCCGTGCCCAGGGTCGAGATCCAGGAGGTCAAGGTGCCCGTGCCCGTGGAGTGCCGCGAGCCTGTGCCGGACAGGCCTGCCATGCCCACGGAAGCCCTGGCCGACGATGCCGACCCCTTCGAGCTGCTGCGCGCCGCCCTGGCCGAGATCGACCGCCGCGAGAGCTACGAGGTGCGGCTGCTGGCCGCGCTGCTGGTCTGCACGGCACCGCTGACGCCGCGCTGATGCGGGATGCGTGGCCCAAGGTTGCGCGCTGAAAAAAAGGTGTTGACGAAGTACGGAATCCGTACTACATTTATACCCATGGCAGCACAACGCTGACAGCACCCTCCGGCGGTGAGTAGCCGGGATACACTCTCTAGGAGCAGATCATGGAAAAGCAACAGGCCCCAATGCAGGCCCACAAGCATGTCGCTTGGATCAGCAAAGAAACCGGTGTGGCTTTCTTCAATCCTGCAAACATCTGGAAGACCGAAGTTCCTGGCGAGGAACGGAGCGGCCACATCGTCGTGGCTGTTGGCTCTATCGAGCAGATGCAAGCAGTCGTGAGCAGCATCAATGCGACCATGCCTCCGGTCGGAAATCTGTTCGACGATCTGGCTTAATTGTCCAATGACTCAATTCGGCAAGAAAACCCATCGCGCCCGCGTGCTGCTCCTGCAGGCCGGGCAGGACTACCCCCTTGCCTGGTCCCAGGCCGATGCCTTTCGGGCTGACCGTGGCCAGCCCGGTTTCGATTGGCCGGACTGGTGCTTTCTTCCGATGGCCGGGGCCTACGCCATCGTTTCCGGCGGCGGCGCCAACCGCCTGGGCCTGGATCGCATTGGCGACGTGGCGCGCATGTCGGCCCTCATCGCCTGGCGCATGACCCAGGGCATCTATCGCTTTGATCCTGCGGTCTATGCGGCGGTGATCGACACACCAGTGTCCGGCGATCTGCCGGCCCGGGTGCTGATGCAGTTGCCCGAATGGTGTGTCTATGTCGAGAGCCCCGGCTTTGAGCTCTCCATCGGCCAGCTGCACGGCTTTTTTGCCCATCTTGAGCACGATGCAAACAATGGCCGCTCTGAGCTGCGCCTGCTGTTGGATCTGACAGACCGCCTGGTGC